ATCTCGGCCCAAGCCTCTAGCAGCTTTATTACAGCCTTACCAGATCCAACCTTTACCCTGGCAGCTTGGAGCTGCTCGACTACCCATTCTTTATTTACTTCAGGCATTATATTTTCTCCTTTGTAGAGTTCTTTAGATCATTCTCTATAAAATCTTTAATCTGAGGCTTAGTAGGGACTGACGCACTATATATTCTATACTGGTCTGCTGCAACCTGAGCCCGCTCATATGGGTGCATATCCTCTATCTGATACGCTAACTTTGCCCAGGATGGGTCAAACTCTTGGCAGTCTTGCCAGTAAGTAGCTATAGGCGTAGATGAGTTCAAGGCCTGGATATATCTGTAAGACCACCAGGTACTTGCGATTCTGTCCTGGGGAGCTATTACTGCCCCTAGCGAGGATTCCATAGTAGACAAGGCAAGTGCATCATCAGGTCTAGTGGTGGAAACTAGAGGCCTTGCTCCATCTCTAAGGGTGTCAGCTAGCTTAGTCCACCACTTACTTTTAACATTATCGACTGCCCAGCCAGTTCTTACCGCTGAACCACTAGTTGCAGGTGTCAATAAGTAAGAGTCAATACTTAAAGGTACAAGCCTATCCTCTGACACAAATCTGAGAGATGCAGCCAAGTCAGCTGAAGTTTTCCATGGAAGAGTTGGTACATATGTTTTAGGCCAAGGTAGATTTACCATTTTATCGGCCAAAGATGATGCAGTGTCATACTTAGTTGACTTAGCTAAGTCATAATTTTTTCGATTAGCATATAGCTCATTAAAAATCTGAGTCGGGTTACGCTTAAAAGACCCTAGGCTATTATTAAACTGCCACACCTGAGGGCTGTCAACTACTAATCGCAGCTTAGGTGATTCGTACATCAAATCTAGTACGTGCAGGGCTCCGTAAATCTTATTTGCAGAGAGCGCGGTAGGCGGGACCATGCCTACAATGACGGCATCATAGTTTTGCAAATCTGCTCGTGTCCAAGAGAGTTTTGGGTCACAGATAGTTACTTCAGCGAACTCAGAAATGATTTCGTGAAGGGTAGAGAAAAAAGATACATTTTTACCAATAGAGCAGTGGGAAGATGACATCCCAGTCATTAGTACTTTCATTATTACCTTTAGATAAAGTGGAAGCGGGGCACGCTTGGTGCCCCGCAACCAATGTTCTTTAGAACGGGGTGTCTTCGCTAGCTACTGGAGATGCAGGAGCTGGTGCAGGTGCAGGTGCTGCAGCAGGGGCTGGTGCAGGTGCAGGTGCAGGGGCAGCAGCTACAGGAGCAGCGGTTGCAGTGGCAGCTGGAGCAGCAGCGGTTAGCGCGAAGTAACGCTTAATCTCGTTGCTCTGGTTGCCGTTGTAGGTGCGGGTGCCTAGAGTAGCGCGGAATGCGCGGCCAATAAGCGCCTGCTCGATCTGGGCGGGAGTAGGGTTCTGCTCGAAGTAGGTGGTAGGTAGACCCATCGCACCAGCCTTCATGAAGAACATGTTCATTGCCTTAGGGTTGTCCTGAGTTACAACCAGCTGGTCCCAGACGCGACGCTTGTCGTGCGCACCGCCCTGAACCTCGTTGGTGATCTTGAACATCAACTTACCAGTTGAGGTAGTTGTTGCCTGAGCCTCGATTACCTTTAGGTCGTAGTCGCCGTCAGGTAGAGGTGCGTAGTTGCCGCCTGAAGTAGCAGCTGTTCCAGCCTGCTTAACAAGCTCTGAGAAATTGACAGTAGTCATGGGGGGTTAACCTTCCTTTTTTGTTGTTGATGTTTTTGCCTTTGTTTCACCAAAGACGATGTCTAGCATGCGTTCGACTCCAAGGTCCTGCTGCTCGACTACTTTACCTAGACGTCCCTGTACGCGCTCTCCAGCTTCATATTCGGGGGTGCGCTCTACATACATGCGACGCACTTTGTAAGGTGCCTGCATTGGGTCTGGGTTAGGCACTGTTTCAACAGTGATTGCTCCCAGAATGTCGTAGAAATATGGGGCCTGAATCGCTAGCTGACCCTGTAGATAAGGACGGTATACGCCATCCTGTCCCTTACGTGCCATAGCGGTCAGTACTACAGCCTCAAGAGGCTGAGTAGGGTGCATTGTCAGGTCGCGAAGATCACGAAGTAGCGCACCCATGTGGCGAAGCAATTCGCCCCACTGCTGCATCTTCATCTGTTCGGTTCCTGCAATATTGTCCATGCACTTGACCTGCAACTCAGAGATTGAGTCGATGATCAATGACTTGAACTGGTGCTTCCCTGACTGAAGCCACTGGAAGGCCTTCATGACAACATCGTAGTCGTTTACTTTGACTACAACTGTGTCCCAAGTGCCGTCAGCTAGTGGCGGTTCTTCAGTTAGTGGATCCCAATACTTGATGTTGATTGGTAGGAAGCGGTGGCCTCCCTCAACGTCAAGCATTAGGCGTGGGTATGGAGCTGTTACAGCAAAGCTGGACTTACCAACCTTAGATTCGCCATAAACCATAATTGTTAAACTGCGATCTACTGCATTACTCATTACTCACTTCCTTTCTTTTCTTCTATTCCGTAGTAACCGTAAGGGTCGGAGACCGCAAACGCATCGCTAATTGCTGCTTCAGCTGCCGAACCATCGTCAACTAAAGGGCAAATAGCGAAGAACTGGCACTTCCACTTGCAATCCCTGCTTGGTTTAGGGTACACGTGGCGGAAGTGGCTCTCACCAGCATCTAGGGCATCACGCACACGCATCATGTCCTCTAGGGTGCCTTCCAGTCGCTCGTAGAACGAACGGAGAGCAAACTTGTTGTGACGAACTTCAATCTGGTCGTAGAACGGTGGCTTAGCGTAAGCACCGCGCTTTACCTTACGAAGCATCGTAAAAATAGCACCATCAGAACGCTCACCGTCCTGGTTCTGAGCCTCTTCTAGGAGCATGTATGTTAATACCTGCTCGTTCATGTGAGCAATAGAGCCAAAGTCAGCAAACGAACCACCAACGGTTTTAAAGTCACGGAACATGCGAGCACCGTCAATCTTACGACGAACGCGCATGTCGATCTTTCCCTGAAGTGTTACGCGACCATCAAGCATTGGACGCTCGATAATCTCTTCAGTCGAAATCTTCTCTAGTTCAGCATCAATACCGTTTAGCTCGACCCATTCTAGGTAGCCCTCTAGCATGACTCTACCAAGCTCTGCTTCGGCCTCTAGTCCAGAGACATCGCGGTAGTCGTCTGTCATCTTTTTAAGGTCTTCCTTAACCAGAGCAGCGTGAGCATCTAGCAGTGGCTCGCCTGTCGAATAGTATCGATCTAGCGCTTCGTGGATTCTAGATCCTAATGCTAGTGGTCCAGTGAATTCCTGTACCTTTGGTCGTAGTCGACGGTAGTAGGTAAACCACCAGCGACGACGGCAATCCTTAAACGTCTGAATCTCTGAATTAGAGATTCTAATTGGTTCTGTCATTACAGCTCTTTCCTATTGTCATTAAGCAACTTGAGGAGCTGAGCCTTGTCTCGCACGATCTGCTCAAAGTTTTCAGCCTTGGCATCTAGTGCTTCGATTACTCTTTCCTCAATGGTGCCCTCGGTCACGTAGTCGGTAATGAGAATCGAATCGTGAATCTCAGAGCCGATGCGGTGAACTCTATCCAGTGCCTGCTTGTAATCAACAAGAGACCATGGTCTTTGAAGCATAACAAGTCTTCTTGCAGTTGTCAAGGTGACACCAACTCCACCAGCCTGAGCAGTGAAAAGAATCCACTTAGTGCGACCTGCCTGGAAGTCATCAATGTGACGCTGACGCTCCTCAGAGCTCAATGCGCCAGTAATCAATCCGTGAGGAATCTTCTCCTTGGTGAGTCGCGCACTGAGAAGGTCGATTAGCTGGCGGGATACGGCACAAACTGCAACCGAATCTTCTCCAAAGTCACCATTAGCAATGTCATCCATCAGAGCGTCAACCTTACAGGAAGGGTCTGACAAAAGCATTTTTTCCTGACCATCAACTAACTCTAGAGTCCCGTAGGAGCTGGCAAACTGGAGCAGGCGCATAGTCTGAGTTAGTGGATTAGGTGCAACAATAACTTCCGTCTCACCCTGCTCATATGCCTCCATAAATCGCTCTTCTGGAGTCTTATCTAGTTCAGCGATCATGTTTTCGAGCATCTGCTTGTAAGCCTTAGCCTGCTTAGCGCCCATCTCCACGTCTCGGCGGTCATTGATCACTTCTGGTAACCAAGGTAGAACTTTAGCTTTCAACATACGGCGCATGCGTGGGTGGATACCAGCGTAGAATTCAGTTTCCATTGCAGGCTTAAGGCCGAGGATCATCATTCCACCGAATGCGTTAAGCATAGTGTTGACGTAGCGATCCAACCACTTAGTCTTGCTTGGCCACTCTTTCTCGTCTAGCCAGTGGAGGATAGGCCATAGATCAACAACAGTGTTGGCAATAGGAGTACCAGTCAATGCAAACCTGATATCTGCAGTACCTGATGCAGCCCAGAGAGCGCGAGTCTGCTTAGACTTAGGGTCTTTAGAACGGTGAATCTCATCAGCAACTACTGACTTAAACGGTATGTTATTGAGTTCACGCTTGTGGACCTCACAACGAGAGACGGTGATTTTAGAGTCGTGACCACCACATTCGGTGCATCGAGCTAGCGCAATACTTCCGTAAGACTGGAGACGCGAGTGAGACCGTAGAGACTCCCAGTTGATTACATAAACCTGAGCCTCGTCCTCGAAAGCCTTTCTACGCTGAGTAGCAGAGCCCTTAATTACCTGAACATTGATGCCAGGCCACCACTTCTCAAATTCGCGCTCCCAGTTGTGCTTTAGCGTGTTTGGGCACACGATCAGGGCAGGGAAAACAGCCTCTCCCTGGTCCTGTAGGCGCTTTAGGGACCTAATAGCCTGTGCAGTCTTGCCCAGACCTGGTTCGTCCGCTAGCAGCGCCCTGCGAGCTTTAGCGAGGAACTCCACGCCAGCACGCTGGTGTGGGAATAGGTCTTCATCGCCATCATCAGACATTTCTACTTCACGTAGCAAGTTAGATGGGTCAATTCTGTTAGTCTTCTCGTTTTTTGCCCATTCGGCAAGCTTCGGACCAATCTCTAGTTGGGCACCAAAAGTTGCCCGTAACGATAGGCAGCCAGTCCACGAAACTGGGATGCGCCAAACATTCTTATCTGAGTCCCACTTAGAGCCAGGCAGGGCTCGGCAAACTTCTTTAAGTCGCCATTCAGCATTGATGATGATGTGCTCACCCTCAAGCTCTACAAAAACGCCCATTTGGGCCTCCATTCGTCACTACATCTATATTATCAGAAAAAAATAATCTTTACAACATTTTTTTGATAATAGTTATTCTTTTAATAATCCTACAGGTTTCCAGCCCTTAGATACAAATCTAAGTAGGGCGTGTCGGATTGCATCTAGGGCGTGGCCAGCCCCTCCTCGGTGCCAGTAGTCAAGTTTCTTGATCTTCTCATTAGTAAACATGCCCATGGCATTAGCTGGTGTCTGGAAGTAGATATCATCCATGCTCTTGCCATTGTCAAATAGGCACTGCTTTACTATGCCAATAACTTCCAGTGAATACGGTGCCTGGGAGTTTCGAACAGTCTGAGCATTGATAATAAATCTTTCACAAACAACATCAAGATTGTGTCGAATGACTGGATTCCACAGAACTTCCCGCACAGCAACAGCAACTTCGTGTTGCTCTAACTCTTTAGACCATTCCTTTACTGGGTCAGCACCTGGTTCTCTACTAAATAAAGCCATCCCAGTCATCTTTCCAGGATCAACTGCTAGTACGTAGTCTGTCATAGGTATTTAGCTCCCCAGTTCTCTAGTGGTCCATCTGCATCGGCAGTGAGAGGCACTGCCCAACCCTCTGTTGTTGTCATACACTTTCTCACTAGCTGCTTAACTTCTTCCGCGTCTTTACGAGGAGCGTTTAGAACAATTTCATCGTGCACAGGGACAATCAATAGATCAGTTAGGTCAGCCTGGTCTAGTTTTACTAAGTTTGATTTAAATACTTCAGCGGCACCACCCTGAATTAGATAATTGACCAAGGTATATACACGGTCTTCATCACAAGGTAGGCGGCGTCCAGTCCAAGTATTGACATAGCCCTGACCCTCTGTCTGGACTCTTTCCATACCCTTCTGTTCAACAAACTTCTGGAATCGTTGCATGCCAGGGTATCGCTCGTCAAATGCGTTAGATACTGCACGCATCTGCTCTTCTGGAACACCAGCAGTAAGTGCCTGCTTAGCCACACCTGCACCGTATAGACGCCCATACACAACACCCTTAATCAGGTTACGTCTCTTGTCAGACTTAACCATGGATGGGTCCTGGTAGACCTCACGTCCGATTTCGGTAAATGGGTCTGAGCCAGTGGCATCTGAACGCAAGAACAGCTGAATCAGATTTGGGTCCTGAGACAGGGATGCAAACATACGGAACTCTACCTGGTCAAGGTCCGAGGTGATAATTACGTGGTCATCATCTTTAGGGAGGAACGCACGGCGGACGGTATCGTCGCCCTTAGGGAGAGTCTGCAGTGCAGGGTTCTGAATAGACATACGTCCAGTACGAGCACCCATTGTGTTGATCGATGGGTGCACCCAGCCGTCGGTGTTGTCATTGATGAAGTTTGCAAAATACGTGTTTGCAACTTTAAGTGCCTGACGATACTTAAGAGTGGTGTCCGCTAGCTCCTTGACAAGTGGCTCCCCGTCTCGAACCAACATCTTTAGCTGGTCTTTGGACGCAGACTTCTGTCCTTTATCGGTCAACTCGGTGATTACTGCGCCCATGTTTTCAAACTGACGAACCAGCTGCTGGTTACTTCCAATCGATAGCCCGTAGCTACTCTTAGCCCAAGCCGCTACTTGATCGGTATATGAGATTAGCTCATCGTACTTCTTCTGTGAATAGTTCAAGTCAAGCCGCGCGCCATTCAACTCCATCTGAGTTGTAATGCGTCTAGTATTCATCTCCAGCTCGTAGGCCTGTGAGTACGGACGCCCAGGGGCAGTCTTCTCCCAGAACTTCTCGAAAAGTCGCATAGTTAGAACTGTATCTAGAGCACCATATGACCAGTAAGGCTCGTAGGTAATAGGTACAGATCCCCAGGTCCATCCATTGTCAGATAGTCCATAATCAAGAATAGATTGCAGTGCTGCAGCCGTAGGGTCTACATACTGCTCGGTTAGCTTCTTCAGTGCACCAGTGCCAAGAGGGTCAATGAGTTTTGCCATAAGCATCGTGTCATGCGCACGGTGCCAAGGGATTTTCCACTCAGACTGAATATCAAACCATTTAGCTTCGAAAGCAATGTTGTGGCAGACGATAGGGCCATCAAAACGGTTCATAGCATCGTAGTAGACGCCCTTCCAGTTATCCCAGGGGATAGACCAGCCAGTCATACCGTCACCAACCTGAACTAGTCTTAGGCGACCGTGCCAAGGGGATAGCGCATCTTTGCGGGGACGTCCTGGCAGTTCACCAGTCTCTGTGTCAATTGCAATCGCATTAAGCGGGCGACGCTGGCCAAGCCAGGTAATAAATTCTTGAGCCTTCTCAACCGAGTCAACTAGGTTGAGCTGAACTCCTTCGAGTCCTGTTGTCATTTATGTCTTTTCTACGATATGTCTGTTAAGACTATGGAACTATTTCAATATTGTAGATCTTTGCTATCTTATTGTCAAGTTTGGATGCTTCCTGAAGTAATCTTTTTGCTACACCAGTTAGATACCTAGCTCCATTATCGTCATACTTATATAGAGCTTCAAGTACTGCATCTGGTTTATCGCTAACCTGAGCCCAATGTCTGTACTTCTCTGGGAATACTAGATCAAGGCTATCATCTGGTTGACACTGCTCGCAAGGTAGAGCTCGATCCTCCAGGTGGTCAGCAGGCTTTTCTTGCAGATTATATCTACTGACTAGAGCACAAGCTGACCCATGAAAAATAACAGAGACGCCGATACGCGACAAGATATATGAGCCAGAGTCAGTTCTGTATAGCTCAAACTCAATCCAGCGAGTGGAGTCATCGCGCTGTGAGCTAGATTTAGCTAACAACTCTCCGTTAAATTGGAGCGTCCTAGCTCCGTCTTTTACCTCAAACATTAAGATGTCTCCAAAGGTTCCTCAGACTTGGCGGCCTCCTGCTGCACCAAAACTATAGCTTCTAACTCCGCTATTCGTAGTATTGCTACAGACAACTTTTCCTGTAGCACCGAAATATATTTAGTAATTATTCTGTCGTTAGCTTTTTCGTCGTTTTGCATAGCTCTATCCTAATCTAGTTTTGAGGGACTCTACTTCAGCAATCAACTCTTGCACTGCGCCAACTAAGGTTGGAACTAAGACAGAGTGATCAATACCCTGGTATTCTGGCTCTCCGTCAGCGTTAACTCCATCCTTCTCTCCAGTTACCGCCCTAGGGAGCACTTCCTGCACCTCGTGAGCTAGGAAACCAAAAATAGTTTCAGAATCACCTATAAAGTTATATTTAATAGGACGTAAAAGTTTTAAGGTAGCTACAGCATCTGTCATATTTACAACATTTTCTTTGAGCCTATAGTCAGAAGAAGTATTGAATGTTGTAGATGACCCGTTAACTGAGATGCTACCAGAGGCTGTTGTAGTGCCATTATAGAAGTACACAACTTGACCAGCGTTTACTCGCCTTGAGAGGCTCAGGGCGTTAGCCCCGTCATTAGTGCCGTGCGCGAAGCCGCTAGTTCCGATAGCCCACCCAGTAACTGCTTGCCAGTTGGATACGTAATTTTGTCCCCAATATGTGGAAGACATCAGCCTAACGCCAGAGGGGGTCCCGTCAGTCTGGGATCCTCCACCTATTTGAACCTGACCAGCAGCAGTTATCACCAAACCGAGCCCCCCAGCCACGTCTCCTATGCCAATTCCAGCACCATTAGCGTCTAAATTGAGTCGGCTGTTTAGGAGAGATATCTGCGAGACACCACCACCAACAACACCTCCATTGCTGATGGTTAAGCCAGACGCAGATCCATCATCATATGCCGTAATATATCCAGACTGATCAGCATTATCGTCATAGAATCTAGCGGAAGATCCAGAAATTTCTACGTGTCTTGATCCAGATGTAGTTAAAGTTCCACCAGAAACAGTAACACCAGAGATAGTCTCGCCAGTTAGTCTAGCGCCGCTTAGTGTTCCAGTAGTGATCGAGCTAGCGTTTAAGTTTTGAACAGTAACGTTGTTGCCGTTTAGAGTTCCAAACGTGATGTTGCTGGCATTTAGATTGGTTACAGCAATAGTGTTGGCATTAATTGTTCCAGATGTAATGTTGTTCGCATTTAAGTTAGTAACGGCAACGCTGGCCGCGTTAATAGTGCCAGTGGTGATGTTGTTTCCACTGATAACAGTGGACGCGCCAATCGTTGTCACGCCATTAGCAACGTCAATCCTGAATGTCTCTTGGTTGGAAGAGTTGACTGCTCTGAAGTAGTTAGATGTGAACTCGACCAGAGCATTAGGGCTTGTTCCGCTGGTAGCTCTAAGAGTCTCGCCTTCAACTAGAAGACCAGACAAGAATCCAGCTTCTACTTTATTTGCTCTAATTGACCCAGCTTCCAAATCTGGAGCATCAACCCTAGATACTGTAGTATATGCAGCAGTAGATCCAGCAGTTTTGTTATTGTTGACATCCACTGCTACAAGTTTTACATACCAGTCAGTGTCATAATCTAAGTCAACTATGTGGAAGTAGTTACCGCTACCAGCCGACATAGTGCCTTTCAAGGTGCCACTACCTGGGGTAAAGCTAGAGGAACTTCCAGCATGAATTTCGAGGGCCCTAATGGTCTGAGGAGGGTTAACTCCAGTATTGTCTAGGCCATTCCAAACTACAGTCACAACACCATTTCTAGTGCTCAGAATAGGGACTGAAGGGGGATTCAGCTCTAGGGCGTAGATACTGGTTGTAGTGCTGTACTCGGTTCCAGTGGACCTATTCAAGGAACTATCTACTGCAAAAACTTTAAAGTAGACGGTCACGTTTTGGTTTAAGTTACTAAGAACAGTGGTAGTACTTGCGCTTAGAACTCCAGTCTTCTCGGTCCAAGGGCCAGAGAATCCAGAGTAGTTTGCCCAAACCTCATAGCCAGCCAGGTCAGTTAGGTCAGTATCATCAGAGTTCTTTGTAGGAGCTTCCCAGCTAAGCGTAACTCTGGCACGAGCTATGCCGCCATCGATAGTGTAAGCCGAGCTAGTGCTAGAAACATTTGCAACATTTGCTGGGGCCAGAGTGTCTTGAGTTCCCTCGGTGGCTGCTGATCTACTTAGACTCCATCGAATGCCGTCCCAGTAGTAGGTGGTGCTAGGAGTGGTGCTGGTATCAATCCACGTGTCGCCAGTCAAGGCGCGCTTCTGGGCTACTGCATATACGTAAGAAGTACTGCCAGGAGTGGTAGTGGAGATCGGGGCACCAATTTCAGCAGAGAATAAGTAGCTGATGGAGTTAGAGGTTTTTGCTGAAACCTTAAAAATTCCGTCTAGCCCATCAAAAGGAGCCTCTAAGTCAGAAGTGTCAACTATGTCGTTAACATTAAACGAGTGATCAGCCGTGAAAACAATGGTGGCTTCAGTAGTAGTGGCGGAGTAGGAAGCAACCTGAGACCTTGTAGTTAGCGAGACGCTTGCTGACTCAGGGATATCTTGACCAGCAGTGTAGACGATAGTTGATGTGATGCCGCTAGGGACCGAGTCCATCCAATCTGGACGATCACCACCAGATGGGTTAACTGCAGTGACAACAAAATCACCGCTAACTGCGTACGGTGAGTTTATGCCAGAGACCTTTAGAGTGTTGCTCTGAGATGCTCCAGTATCGGACTCCAGGTATAGTTCGACTCTGTCGGTTTCTCCAGTAACACGTTTCGAGTAGTATTTACCGCCAGAGACTCTAATCCAGTCAGACGGGGCATTATCACTAACGACGGTGCCAATAGTGCTGTCTTCAACAGATACTGCTGACGCCTCTATAGCTTGACCAGCACCAGTTTTAATCTGCCTAAGCTCCGTGGAGCGAAGGCGAGTGTCCATCTGAGAAAGGACATTTGTTAAAGTTTTTCTTTTTCTACGAACCGAGCTCACTTGATCTCACTCCTCCGATGCTCTCAATCGTTCCATCAGATATTAGTTGGATATTAATTTGTTCAGGCAGTGACGGTGCATCTGGCACCTGTATCTCATAGGATTCTATTTTTCTCAGGAGGATTCCGTTAGAGTTTGGCTCTAATGGACTCTCTAGCCTTAGGCGTACAAATGTGTCATCTAGAATCACCGAGCACCAGTCACCAGGGTTGAATGTGCCGACCTCTGGGATAGTTGATCCATTGATAGAGATGCTGAAATACGAAATAGGTGGCTTTGCTTCTTTGAGGAATTGACGAGCGTGTATGTACAATGTATCTTCTTCACTCACTTCGTCGACCTTCTCTACTTGATCCAGTAGCGGCCAGCCGTCCTTGAGGTAGTCAATTGCAGTTTCTGCAGCGTAAGGCAGCGAGGCATCTGAGTTACCAGTATCGTCTACACCTTGTACCCAGAACCTAGTAGCAGAGTCTTCTGCTGATTCCTCTAGGGTTGCATCTAGAATGTTGCCAGGATGCTCGAAGACTAATCTATCAGCACCAAATGCAGCTGGAGGGGCAGTAGTCCCTGCTGGAAGAACGCCAATGCCGCCAGTGTAGACCCAAGCTACGCCATTCCACACGTAGGTTAGACCAGTACTTGTTACTTTTCTCGCATCATTAACAGAGTTCCCGTCCTGTGGGAGCGCGTAATAGCCAGCTACCTCTGTTTTTGTGGTAAGTAAGCCAGTTAAGTACGTCTTTAGAGTATTAGGAATTAGAGGCAAGAATACGAATGTTCTCTTGAAAGTTTTAGTTAGATTGTCATATGAGCAGTCAATTCGGTACTCAAATCCATTCTGAACATTAGAGTAGCTATCTAAAATTTCTCCAACATACTTAAGCTCAGAACCTCTGAAGATTGGATTAACTCTAGGATCTTGTTCGCTCAATTCGCCAGTAGAGTAGTCGATGTTGAGGCTAGCATTTGCAGAGAATTCTCCGTATGTCGAGAACTTAACAGAAGCAGCTACGGTAGCCGTAGGGTTAGTATTCTCGGTCGTTACCTTACTAAAAGCAATCTCGGTGGCGTAAAAAGTGTTGTATTGGAATGTAGTAGAGCTAGGTACCGAAGTGATAACGTGTAGGCCGTCAGCACTACCATTGACGTCCGATACGGTAACTAAATCGTCAACCGTAAATCCATGAGCCGAGGATGTAGTTAAAGTGACAGTTCCAGCAGAGTTTCTTTGGATGTGGGTAACATCTTTAGAGTTAGGGGTAAGGCTTGTAGTGGAAACGTTAGGCCCAGTGTTCGCGTAACTAAACGAATTAGAGGTTATAGATGTGACAACATATCTACCGTTGAAGTATTCATCTAGGTCTAGATCAGTTATCGTAACTCTTTGACCAACAACTAACCCGTGAGCCGCATCCAATGTAATAGTTGCAACGTTGCTTGATCTAGAAGCGGAAATAATAGTTTGGAAGAATTCCGCAGCTGGCTCGATCTCCGAGTTAGGGAATTCCAAATCGAAGAAGTCAGTACCCATTGACTCTAGGAGGTCTCTAGTGTACTGGTACGTGTCTTGCCTAACAGCAATAGTTGATGCCGAATCCTTACGTTCCGAGATGTCGGATAGCAGGGTTCCATCTTTTCTCTTGAAGTAGATAACTTCATTCGTTGGGGCTGGATCGCTTACAACGTAGTAGTAGCCGTCATGCTTCCTATTGGAGTCAAGCCCAAAGACAATGTAGATAGGCATATTAGCCGTAAAGTCGAATGAACCAGTTGTTAGCGTGGCCTTACCAACACCACTGCTCTGGATTTCAATCTGGGCCTCATATTCGTTAGCCCAAGTGCGCCAAGCAGTTCGGT